GTTTTACATCCTCAGTAGGTTTAGCCTCTTGAGGATCAGAAAATCGATTAGGGAAATATTCTCTAATTCGATTATCTAATTCATTATAATACTGATCGCTGTCTCCTGCAATACCCTCAGATTTAATTTGTTTATCTATTTCAAAAGCTGCAGAGGTCATAACTTGGTCTTGTAAAAACCATTCTTTGTTCTTTTCAGCCCATTCTTTAGACCTTGGAGACGCTTGAATATTAGGTTGTTGAGGCGCAGGAGCTTCTTTTTCTTTTTCAGCTTCCTGTTCTCTCATAAACTTAGTATTAGCTAATCTTTCTTTTTCAATATTAGCTGTTACAAGTTTTTGATTAGCTTTGGCTATAGCTGTAGCATCTTGAGCTTCAATTGCTGACTGAAGTTCTCTAGTTGCATCCGCTTCATCAGATTTAATTCTTGCTTCAAATTCTGAGAGATAATTTTCTTCAAGTTTAGGAAATCTTTTCTGCATATCGTCCATCTGTTTTTGTAGACCTTTTGCATATTGCATCGCAGCTTTTTCTCTTCGCTGTGATTCTCTCCAGTTCTTAGTTAAATCATTGATTCTACCTTGAACTTTTTTTCCATAATCTTGAAGATTTTCTTTCTCTTCAGGTTTATCTTCTTTAGGTTCTTCCTTAGCTTCTACAACTTCAATTTTATCATCTTTGTGTTCATTGACAGCTGTGCCTTCAGGAATTACTTCATCGTTTGGTAATGTAAGTTTCTTTTCTGGTTCTTTTACCTCGTAAGAAACTTCTTTAGCCTCTACACCATCAGTATCTAATTCTACTTCTTGTTGTGAGGGTTTTAGTTGTTCTTGTGACATATTTAGCTCCTAGTATGCGTGCAGTATATCCTCTGGATTACTGATTGTTGCGATGATTTCATCATCGTTTAAAATACGCACTTCACCACCTTCTATTTTAAATCGGCTACCTGCGTATCTTCCGAAAATTATCCAATCACCTTCTTTACACCATGGTTTCCCGTGAAACTTTTCATCTTCTTTGTAACAAAGATCTCCCATCTTTAAAACTAAACCACAAACTGTAGTCATTTGGATTTTGTCTTGAGTTACATCAGATAAAACTAATCCACCCTTGGTTTTTTTAGGACCAGAGTATGGTAAAACTAATAGTCTCCATCCGGTTGGTTGGGGTAATTTATCGATTATTTTTTTGTCTATTGCTTCTGAGTCCAAGTAAAGTTTTTCAACTTCTTCTTTAGACTTATATGCATTTAGAAGACCATTATCAGTCTTCTGCGCCTTCGGCGTTATTATCGTCGTCATTTTGCTCCTGTTTTTTAAACAAGTCCGTTAGGTCTTGTTGCAGATCTTTTAGAGATCTGATTTGTCCTGTAATATATTTATACTCATTGAAGTTGTCAACTCCAATTATGACCTTTTCTGTATAACTCTCGATCTTGGGCTTGAGAATCTTCTGTTGAATATATTTGATTGTAGCGTAATCCACTATTTCTTTCCGTTACGGAAGATTTGTGTGCCCTTAATCCCGTATATCGATGCGACGACCAAAATCCACAAATTTGTGAACCAGGAAGGTAGCTGCGAGAACATATCGAAGAATTGTTTTACCTTTTCCATAGCAGATGGATCATCGCTTATGACTGCCCAAGCAAGCACCAACACGGGCAAACTGAGAATTATCAAAACGGCCTCGTCCTTCCAGTCTGATTGTCGAGCTTCTAGTAGTTTTCCTTGGTAAGCCTCCTCACCTCTAGCTTGACGTTCTGCATGTAGCAATTGTGCATCTGACATTGCCATCTTTGCTTTTTGCTTATTAGCGTATATCTTACTGCCTGTAGATAATGCTAATTTTATTGCTTGAAACCACATTAGAAAATTCTAACCTTTCTGTTTCTACCTTTCAAGATTTTTCCTGCACCCCTAACTAAACCGCCTTCATTATAATTAAATTCGAACATTTTTGGTGCAACCTTTGCTGTACCAATTGGTTCTTTTGTTATGGGAGCAGCAACTTTTTTGCATGGAGGTAAAGTACCATCAGGACATAGAATAGGTGCTCCTCTATCATCTTTTTGTTGCTGATCTATTTTTGTAGGTTTAGCTTCTTTTATGAAAGCTTTACCTTCTGGTGAATTAGGTTTTAGTATTCTGTCTGCTGGATTTGTTTTATATTGATTACCGATATAGTATTCTCTGTATAAACCTTCTTTTCTAGCGTATTTTTGTCTATCTTTATAAGCTTTTTTTTGAGCTGCCTCTGCTAAAATTCCTCCTCCTGGAATAATAGCACCTGCTAGAACATTCACCATTGGGTTAGATTTATAAGGCACGTCTCTTGTAGTATCAGGGCCTCCTATTTTTCTTTTTGGTGGACCTGAAGGTGGTTGGTTTCTACCGCCACCTCCGCTACCACTTGGAGCAGATTTTCCACCGCCGTGTTGAACTACACCACCTGCACCTGGATTATAACTTCTTGAATGAGATCCTGATCCTGGTGTTTTAAAATCTGCTTTACTTGCATCCATTCCACCTCTAGCTTTAAATACTTTTAAACCACTTTTTAAAATTGTAGCTTGTTTAGCATGTGTCTTTGATGCTTTTTCTAAACCCTTAATAACTTTTTTTACTTTTTTTCTCATTAGAAATATTTTGTAACCTTTCGTCTGTCTCCCATAACTTTACCACAACCCGTTGCAATACCTCCACGCTTCATACCATGAGGTGTTGGTCCACTTTTTGGTGGTGGTCCTGATTTTTTACCTGCCATACCACCACGTTTTACTTCAATTGCTATTACTGGGTTGTCTAAATGATCTGAGGTTCCTAAAGGAGGGGTTCCCTCCTTAAATTCTAAACCAAATCTTGGATCTTTACCATCTTTTTTTCTTTTTGGTCTTGATCCTTGTCCTGGTCTTCTACCTGGCAGTGATTTTGGACC